AACGGCACGGAATACGATCTGAAGTTTCCCAACGGGTCGATCATCATGTTCCGGTACGCCGAGAACGTTCAGGACGCCACCAAACGTCAGGGTGGACAGTACCAACTCCTGTTGTTCGATGAACGCACCCTCACCCCACCCGAAGTGTGCGTGTTCCTTGAATCCCGGCTCCGGTCCGGTCGCGCCGACGTCCCCGTGATCGGGGTGCGCTCCGGAACGAACCCCGGCGGAGTCGGGCACGGCGACGTCAAAATGAAATACATCGACGCCACCGACAACGGGAAGAAAATCGTTCTCGACGCCCGTAGGCGCACCGTGCGTTTCATTCCGTCGAAGCTGTCGGACAACCCGCACGTCAACCCCGAGTACGCCGACGACCTTCGGGGCCTCCCGGAGCACCTTCGGCGCGCGTTCCTCGACGGCGACTGGAACATGTTCGCCGGTCAGGTGTTCTCGGAGTGGGGCACCGGGGAACGGTTCACCGTGCGCCCGATGTCGATCCCGGAGACGTGGAAGCGGTATCAGGGCGTCGACTGGGGATACACCGCGCCCTGGGCCGTGGTGTGGGGAGCGATCGACGAAGACGGCCGTGCGTGGATCTACCGGGAGCTGTACGCCCGCCAGGTCGGAGAAGCCGAACAGGCCCGTCAGATCCTTGCCGCCGAAGCCGGAGAGCCCATCTCGGAGCGGTTCGCCGATGACGCCATGTGGGCGACGCGGGGCGACGCCAAGCCGATTTCGGAGGTGTACGCCGACAACGGCGTGTACCTGTCGAAGGCCGGCAAGGGCGGAGGCTCCCGCGTCAACGGGTGGCAGCGTATTCACAGCTACCTCACTGACGCCCCGGCGTGTCCGCATCACCGCGCGATGGGCTGGAAAACCTGTCCGAATCTGCACGTGTTCGACACGTGCGCGAATTTCCTGCGCACCATTCCAGCGTTGCCGCACGCCAAGACCGGTGACCCGGAAGACGTCGACACGAACGCGGACGATCACATCGCGGACGCGTTGCGCTACATGCTGGTGAACATGGGCTCCGGGCCGGAATTCATGATGGTGGACTCCGCCGTGAATGCTGTGGTCGATTCGATCCCAGCTGCTCAACCGATCGGACCGTTCGCGTACGTGCCGCGTGACGATGACAATCCGTACACGTACGACGATTACGGTGGGGAGGTGAACATGCCATGGGGTTTTGGGGGCGGGTTTTCGGCCGGGAATCAATGGTAATCGAGGAAGCGGCCAAGAGCAACAATTTCGACCCAACGAAGACGCCGACCCGCGCCGGCTACGAATACGGTATTCCGGTCGGCGGCATCAACGAATACACCCAGGGCATTGGAACCGCCACCCAGACCGACCGCCGGTCCATGCTTCAGCAACTCTACGAAGCGTATTTGGCGTGTCCGTGGAGTTGGGCGTGTGTGAACGCCATCGCGCGGACCATCACCGCCGGTGGCCTGATGACGGACTGGGACACCGACACCGGAGAAGGCGACCAGGAAGCCCCGGACAAGCCGGACAACGTGCTGGCCCTGGAACGGCTCCTGAAGTACTGCAACCCGCAAGAGGACATGCGTCAGCTGTTGCGGGGCATCATCTGCGACTTGTTGGTGTTCGGTGACGCCTACATCGAAGTGGTGTGGGTCGCCGGTATCCCCGTGTCCATGTACAGCCTGGACGCCCCGTCCGTGTTCCCCATCGCGGACGAGCACGGCCAGATCAGCAAGTACATTCAGGTCACCGACTTCGGTCAGCGCGCCGAATTCAAGCCGAACGAAGTCATCCACATCTCCCTGGACTCGCCGCGCTCCGGCGTGTTCGGCGTGTCTCCGACCCAAGCCGGTTTGTTGCCGATCACGGCATGGCTGTTCACGGCCGCCACCCTGAAGGAAACCTTCCGCAAGGGAAACCCGGCGAACATTCACGTGGACATGCCGCAGGGCATGAGCCAGCCGGAAATGAACCGCTGGGTTGCGCAATACATGCAGCGCAACATCGGCCCCCGAAACCTTGGTTTCCCGCTGATGACCAAGGGTGGCGCGGCCGTCAAGGAACTCCAGCAGAACAAGGTGGAGGAATACCTCCACACGCTGGACCAGAAGCGTGACGAGATCCTGGCGACCTACGGCGTGCCGCCGGCTGAAGCGGGCGTTATCGAATCGGGGAACCTGGGTGGCGGTACGGGTGAATCTCAGAGGAAAACGTTCCTCGTCAACACCTGCCAGCCCATCGCGGAACTGGTTCTGGAGAAGCTTAACTTCTATATCGTTCAGCGTGGCTTCAGTATTGAGGGCTGGCACCTGAAGTTCGGCGAAATCGACATGCGCGATTCCAAGACGATCGAGGACATCCGGGACATGCGTCTCCGGAACGGGTCCTGGACGCTGGACCGCTACCGCGCCGACATCGGCGAACCGTCCGTGGACGGTGGAGACACCGCCATCCTGGTCGACCGCCAGAACCTCGTTCTGTGGCGGGACATGGTCGCCTACTCCCGTGCCGGCGTCGCCGCGAAGCTCAAGGGCTCCGCGCTCGAACCGGCGGAGCCGGGCGAAGACGACGAACCGTTGGCGCTGGAGAAGCCGGAGAAGGAACCGCCGCCGATGCTGCCGCCGATCCCGAACGGGGTCGGGACGCCAGCGCCGCCAGGCGCACCACCCGCCGGTCCGGCCGGGCGCACGCCGCCCGGCAACAAGCGGCCACCGCGCGAGACGTGGCAACAGCGCTACCGGGCACGGTTGCGGGAAGCGTTGAAGGCGCTTCCCGATGACATCGACGAATGATCCGGAGCAGCCGGCGCACCCCGCTCCGGGGGTGCCGGCCGCTCCGGAGCCGGACAACATCCCGGACGGGCCGCTGACCGCCGACAAGGTGAAGCCGCTCATTCCCAAGATCATCGACTAGGGAATGGGGCCATGCGGGAAAAGATCACGATCAAATCGGATGGCGGCACATGGAAACTGACCATTCCGGGATTTGGTTTCAACCCGTTCGTGGAAATCAAGTTCGCAAAGTGGTCGGACGCCATCAACTATCTCGATTGGCGACCGCAGGGAAGTTCGTCGTCATTTGAACGCGCGCATCAGGATCGGGACGCTATCGCCCCGAAACCGGAATGGTCACCGCTTCAGTGGTGACGGAGGAGGTCACAATGGACAGCACGCAGAACGGGTGACGATATGAGCGACGCCAATACCGAAGCTATCGCGTCCGCTGAAGTTCGTCACGTCATTGTCCGGGGGTGTGCCTGCGGTTCGCCGCGCACCCCTGGTCTTCCGTGCGCGAATTGCGGTAACACGGAGCCCCCCGAAATCGTCAACCTCGGAGTGGTGACCGCGACCTACCGCAACCCATTCCGTCGCGCCTGGTGGACGTGCGTGGGGAAGCCGATGGCGGAACTCCGGATTCGGCGCGCGAATCGTCGCGCATTGTCAAGTGAGAGGTGATGGATAATGGCGACGACCGTAGTCGTTACCGCAAAAGGGCGTGAGGTGATTGCGGGCCGGATGACCGGGTCCGCCACCGAACCGAAGCAGCTGGGATGGGGAACCGGTGGCGTGGCGGGTGGCCCGTTCACGGCCGCCACGACCGACGTAGCGCCATTCCAGGAAGCGGCGGAAACTCGCGTGGCCGGCACGTCGTCGATTTCGACGACGACCACCACGAACGACTCCTACCAGGTGGTAGGAACGATCACGAGCCTTTCCGCCCAGACCATCGCGGAAGTGTTCCTGTCGGACTCCGCAACCAAGCCGTTCGCGACGACGTGGGCGACCGCGCCGACCGGAACCGGTGGCACCACGGGCACCCTGGCCGCGTCCTACACCCCGGCGAACAACACGTTCATCCAGTGCCGGACCGAGGTCATGCAGGTCACGGCCGGCACCGGAACCACGTCGGTGACGCTCACCCGGGCACAGAACGGGTCCGCCGCCGTGACGCAGTCCAACGGCGACGCCGTCACCCTGGGAAACCCACCCGGAACCGCGACCGCGAACGCCACGCTGTACGTCCACGCGTCGTTCACCGGCCTGGCACTCAACACCGGGGACTCCCTCCAGTCGACCATTACGGTCAAGCACTCCTGAGAGGAAGTCATGACTGCCGTTGAAATCATTCACGGAACCATTCAGGTAACGCCAGGTTCCGGTTCTCACGATTTCACGATGCCGCCAGGCTTCCATCCGGCATCGATCGTGCTTGAGCCGGTGAGTCCAGCCGACACAGGAACCGCTACTTTCCCCAGTCGCGACGGAGTCAACAGTGACCCGTGGACGCAAGTTGTTTCTTTGCATGTGGAATGGAATTGCGTTGCCGCCGCGCCGGTGAATTACAATTTCTGGATCACCGCCTTTGACACCGCGACTTCGATTTCACACGGTGCATACGGAGGTAGCTGATGGCTACTCTCTACTGGGCCGCTAATGGCGCAATGCCAACCACGGCGGCATTGACCAAGGTGACAACGGGAACCACAATCCGCACCATGCTCCAGATTGCGCCGTCCGCCACACGGCCAATCAAGGTGGTGGAATGGGGAATCTCGTTCGACGGTTCCGCCGCTGCGACCCCGATTCAAGTTGAATTGATCCAAACGGATGTGGCCGCAACCGTCACCGCCCACGTGGCGGCCGGTGTGCAACCCTATGATGACCCAAACGCCCCAGCGTCTACGGTCACCTTGGGAACTGCCGCAACTGGATACAGTGCAACTGGTGCGGCAGAAGGAACCATTACTGCTACCCGGTATGGCGACCTGCAATTGATGTCGCCTACCAACCAGTACGTGAAGCAATGGCCGCTCGGACGAGAATTCCAGGTCCCCGTGTCCAAGTTCCTTCGCGTGCGCGTGACGGCCGGAACCGCCGTCAACGCATATTGCTACGTGATTTGGGAAGAGTGACAGCGGCTTTCTAGGGAGGCGCGGAAATGGCTCGTTTCTTCCGCGCCTACCCCGGAAAGCACGTTCTCTACCGCGTGACCAAGCTGGGCATTCTGGACGTTCAGGCACTGCCCGGCGCGGTCACCACGGCCGCGACCCTGAAACTTCAGGCGCAACTCCACTACGCCGGCACCATCACCACCACGGCAACCACCGCCAACCGTGTCAACCGGCCACTGGCCGGCACCGTCACCACCACGGGCACCCTGGCCCGCGCCATCGGCGCGCACTACCCCGGCACCGCCACCACGACCACGGCCCTGCTCCGCGCCCTGTCGGCACACATGTCTGGAACCGCGACCCTGACCGGCGCGG